TGTTTCGCAATCCTGAAAATCCACTGGATGAAGAGTTGTTTAAGATAGATGACTATAATGCTGCAATAGATTGGTTCGCTAAGACTGTTGATAATATCTTGGCTGTAAGCGAGTGGGACTGTAAGCCGGACTCGTGGTATTGTGCGAATCTTTGCGGATTCACTGACTGTGTTTATAACGGGAGGGGTATGAGTGATTGATAAAGAACTGATACAGCAAGCAAAAGAAAAACTTGGCGATAGAAATGCAGATTTAATGGTTGAGGCTTTGGATATAACGGATTATGATAGTCGTAATATGAAATGCAAGTGTGTTGTCCACAGCGAAAAAACTCCATCTATGATATATGACAAGAAGCGTTTTAGATTTAAATGCTTTGGTTGCGGTGCGTCTTTCGATGTTGTAAGTTCTTTTATCGAGGGCAAAGGAATGACATTTAATCAAGCCGCCGAAAGAGTTTTCCAAGAAGCTAATATGATAGTGCCTATGCCGGAAGTGGGTTTACGTGATGAGGGAATGGATTATGTCTATCCTACATTACCAGATGGCGATATGACACCTGCTTATGAATATCTTGCAAAGCGTGGCATTAGCAAGGCTGTTGTAGATTATGTTGGCATTAAGTGTGATGACAAAGGAATAATGCACTTCCCATTCTATTCCTTTGGCGATGTTCTGACAATGGTTAAATGTCGCCCAGCCCGCAAAGTAAATAAAGGTGAAGGTGCTAAATGTTGGGTGCAGAAAGGTACAGGCTCATCTCCGCTTCTGTTCAACGCAAACAGGATTAATACCGAGTTGCCTTTAATTATAACCGAAGGCTGTATAGACGCTCTTGCTGTTATGGAGTGCGGTTACTTTAACGTAGTTTCAGTCCCATTAGGCAGCCAAAACCTTGCGTGGATAGCGCAGAACTTAGACTGGCTCGATCAGTTTCAGGATATAATTCTCTGCGGTGATGCCGATGACGCTGGCAAGAAGATGAATATCGAGGCTTCATCTCGCTTGGGAACTGATAGATGTAGGTTCTTTCAGCATCCGACATATAAGGTCAACGGCAAGCTGAAGCAGATAAATGATATTAATGAGTGTCTTTATAGGCTTGGCAAAGAAGAAACTCGCAAATGTATAGATGCAGCTATTAATGCCCCTAACCCCAAAGTTATTGACTTCTCAGATATAAAGAGTGTGGACTGGTCGCAGGTTGATGGCATATCTTTCGGTTTAAAAGAGCTTGATAAACAGTTATTCAAAGCGTACAGATCGAGCCTTACTCTTGTGTTTGCAAAGCCATCATCGGGCAAAACTTCATACGTCAATCAGGTCATAGCATCTGCCATCGACGAAGATAGACGTGTATTCCTATACACAGACGAATTAAGTGAAGAAATGTTCAAGAACTGGTTTAACTTTACCGTAGCAGGACGTAGACACGTTCAAAGTTTTACAAGCAAAGAGGGTAGTCCTTACTACAAGGTATCACCCGTGGCAGAAGTCAAAATTAGCGAATACTACAAAGACAGACTGTTCATTTATCGTGACACAGAGTCCTCAAATATCGACTCTCTGCTTGCCTGTATAAAAGAGGAAATAAGGCGCAAGGGAACTTCAGTTATCGTACTTGACAACCTTATGACTATTGACATAGAGAGCAAAGCAAGTGAACTTGAACAGCAGAAAATCATCATGAAAAAGCTGGCTAAACTCGCAAAGGACTATAATGTAGTTGTGATTTTAGTGGCACACTCCAAAAAGACAAAAGAGCAGCTTAGTCTTGAGGACGCAAGCGGTACGTTTGCAATTGCTAATCTTAGTGGCAGAATGTTATCAATGGAGCGTAATACAAACCTTGATGATAATTCTTATGATGTAATGTTCACTATTCAGAAAGATAGATTTGGCTCGAAGAATGGTGTAAAAGTGCCTGTAAGATTTGACTTCCCAAGTCGTAGATTCTATACAACCGAGGATGAGCTTGCGAAGCGATATAAGTGGGATGTTATAGAATCTACAGTCAAGGAATTACCTAAGAGTGAGTCTCTTGAACGCATGGCAATAAGCAAAGAGGACGAAGAAGAAGTGTTTGGTGAGGTGAGTGAGAATGTCTGACATCTATTTTTGCTATCATAAACACACGGATTATAGCCTGTTAGATAGTTGTACCGATTACAAATCATATATAGATTATGAAGTAGAGTTAGGGCATAAAGCAACTGCCTTTACAGAACACGGCAAGCCTCTTGGTTGGGTAAAAAAGAAGCAGTATTGCGATGAAAAGGGCATCAAATATATTCACGGTGTTGAGTGCTATTTGACCGAGAGCCTTGAAAACAAGGTGAGAGACAACTTTCATACCGTTCTACTGGCAAGAAACTTAGAGGGAGTAAAAGAAATTAACGCTCTCATTTCACAGTCAACAGACGATAAGCATTTTTACTATACAAACCGAGTATCATTTGATGAGTTCTTTAACTTGTCAAATAATGTAATTAAGATTAGTGCTTGTTTGGCTTCGCCTTTAAATCAATTGCCTCTCGACCACCCATTGTATGAAAGGTTAGCCAAAACTTATGACTATTTTGAAATACAATATCACGACTGTCAAGAGCAAAAAGATTACAATCTCTTATTGGATCGTCTTGCAAAAAAATATCATAAGAAGCTAATAGCTGCGACTGACACCCATAGTCTTAATGCCTACAAAGCAGAGTGTCGCAAAATACTTCTTGTTTATAAAGGCAAAAGTTATGGCAATGAGGACACTTTTGACCTAACATATAAGACACGTTCTGAATTAGAACAAGCCTTTAAAAAACAGGGGGCTTTGCCCGAAGAAGTCTATTTGGAGGCCATCGAAGAAACAAACAGACTTGCCGATATGATAGAGGATTTTCAGTTAGATACAAACCCAAAATATCCTATATTATATGGTAGTGAAGAAGAAGATAATCGCAAGTTTGTGGAGTGTGTTAATTATTGGTATCAAGACAAACTATCTAAGGGGATTATTCCGCAGTCTCAAAAGGCTCAGTTAGACGAAGCCATTAAAGAAGAAATGCGAGTATTTAACAAACTCAAGATGTGCGGTTTTATGCTTTCCATGTCCGAATTGATAACTTGGTGCAAACAAAATAACATTCCTACAGGCACAGGACGAGGATCAGTTTGCGGTTCTGCAATAGCATATATCACAAATGTTACAGATGTCAACCCCGTAACATGGGAAACGGTGTTTTCACGATTCGCAAATGAGGATAGACAGGAACTTGGCGATATTGATATTGACGTAATTGCAAGCGATAGACCGAGTATTTTTGAATATATAGTTGGCAGATTTGGTATTGCAAAGACAGCCCGTGTACCATCATACGGAACTATGGCAGATAAGGCGGTTATTGATGGAATATGTAATGCTCTTAATCAAATGTGGGAAGGCGAGAATAGTCCTTACACATTGGCTGCGGCAAAGCAGATAAAGCAAGAGTATGAAACAAACCCTGATAAAGCACGAGAAAAATATCCTAAAGTGTTTTATTATTATGATGGATTAGCTGGCACTAAAATTTCGCAGTCTGTTCACCCCGCAGGAATGGTTATAAGTCCTATGACACTTTGTGACAACTATGGTGTCTTTCATAAAGATAATGATATGTGTTTAATGATTGACATGGACGAGTGCCACGATGTAGGTCTTGTAAAATACGACTTCCTTATTCTCAAAACATTGGGGGTAATATCTGATATATGCAAGATGGTGGGCAAGCCCTATCCGACAGCCGACAAGATTGATTGGAATGATTTGAATGTATGGCAGGATTTAGCCAAAAATTCATCAACAATATTCCAGTTTGAAACAGAGTATGCCTCTAAGATGTTGAGGGATTTTCAGCCTAAGTCCATCTTTGATATGTCTTTGGTAACGGCAAGTCTCAGACCGTCGGGAGCTTCTTATAGAAACGATCTTATACAACGTAAGGTTCACAAGAATCCATCAGAAATGATAGATAACCTTTTGGCTAATGACTATGGTTACCTCGTTTATCAGGAATCAATTATTGCGTTTCTACAGCAAATCTGCGGGCTTTCGGGAAGTGAATCCGATACCGTCAGACGAGGCATTGCCAAGAAGAAAATGGATATTCTTGAAAAGTGGTTGCCCAAAATCCTTGACGGCTATTGCTCACGCTCAGATAAACCAAGAGAGATTGCAGAGAACGAAGCAAGGGAGTATTTAAAGGTAATCGAGGACGCAAGCTCATATATGTTTGGCAAAAATCACTCAATTGCGTA